CAGTAACCCGTTGAGAGAATCCCTATTGGTGTTAACACGCAATTGTGGACTCCTCTGCAACCAAGGCACTTGAATGGAAAAGTTTGTTTCTCCTTGTACATCCACCACTTTATTGACGGTATTAGATACATATGGTAGTGAGGAAGTAGTACTAGCATAAGGTGTCCAGTATACACGAAACCTAAATGAATGAAATTTGGAACAAACAACTTGAAAATGATACTCCAACTCCCCCTTCCAAAAACTAAAAAGTTTAGCTATGAAAGAAAGCCTCGTTGGAAATATTGTAGTTCCATTTATAGGGTAAAGATTAGGTGTTACTGGAATTCGAGCGAGTAATGATCCTGCACTAACTGCTGATGAAAGTCGTAGACGAGCTAACAAATTTGGAACTTTGAGGTACTCTTCGATGGATGGCATTCCTTCAGCAAGACTTGAGGACCCTGCTTTCTCCTTAGCACCCAGAGGGATCAAAGGTAGATCAATGTCAGCACTAGCAATTTGCATCGGCATGACACTAACTTTCCAAAGACCCTCTTTTGCACTAGCCTCATTATTAGTAATTCTACCAGACTGAGCGACCGGCAGGACCACATCATTCCAATTGAATCCTGTTGGTAATCGCACACCAGAAAGAGCGCCCATTTCTTGAGACTCATATGTTATCACCATAGGAGTGTAACCAGCTAATTCTACATTTGTAAAATTCGCATAAATTGACACAGAAACTGGAGGATCACCAGCGACACCAGACGCTTGCAAAGGAGTTAATACCCAGAACTCCAAAACACCCATATTCATTAAGTATCTAGCAGTTAGGGAATGACCCTCTGTAGCACCAGTGGTGGTTCCAAACGCCAGCAAGTCAATCCATTGGTAAGGAAGAAAGAAGGAAACTTGCATCTCTTGAGTCTCGGAACTATTCGGTGAAACTTGAATATTCGGGTACGTACTAAGAGTATAGATGTTATCATAGGCACCAGCTGTCTGAGTAGCACCATACCCTGTAGTAGTTTTTGCTAATGCCATTGGCCTCCACACCATCAAGAGTTTGCCATAGTGGTATAGAGTCGCATTTATTTTAACTCGAAAATGCAAGCCACCTCTAAAGTATTGAAAGTGTCTTAGCTTCTCCCAAAAGAAGGGTAAGGCAAAAAGAGCGTCAGGAAAGATCAGCCGCTTTAAACATGACCCAAATGTTGAAGAAAGGGGCCATGTGAATGTTTCTATAGGTACTGGTCTTTCAAGAAACTCTTTTAAGCCTTGGAAAATGTATGGATTAGGGACCTCTTCGACCGAAGCCGGTACATCGACCTGAATCTCATGTGATTGGTCTGCAAAAATTGTCAATTCTTTGGACTCCTCTACGTCGTTTTCACGTCTCATAGAATCATCCACTATTGCGATTTCTCGCGGTTCTTCACTTTGTTTCTTATTTGTACTTTCCATCATGTCGAATTAAAATTGAACCCAAGATGAATCATCTTGGAGATTGAGTCGAGCAGCAAGTGCATCTTCGTAGGTGACTATATCAATGACTATTCCAACTTCCACACTAGCTCGCAAAATCTTTTTGAACCACGTGTTGAAAGTGGCACGATCAAAATGAGTCAACTCTATAAAAACACTTCTCACTGCGCTTTGAAAAGCTTCTATTTTCTCTTTGTCATTCTTTGCTCTCACCCAATTCAGAATATCAATCACATGATCCAACTCAAGGGGAGCATTCACTCTACCCGAATCTACACGGAATGATCGTTTCAAATAGGTGAGCTTATCTTCTTCAATTTCACGTGGCATTATTTCCGATTTGTCTGGGGCTGTGTAACCTATACCATACTTAGCCATTTCCTGCTGAATGGAGACCATATTAAACCAAGGAAAACGTAACGACGAAACCCTGGCTATATGATCGTCACCATAAGCAACCACTGCAACATGATTTTCGAAATCATTCACAGCACCACTCAGACTCAAACCTTGTTTTTGAGCTAGCAGAATATAGATGACACGGAAAAGACACAAGTTTAGAAGAGAATTGTATACTGCTGTTAAGGGGATACCAGAAGGCATCGTTTGATGAACCCTATACAACAGATTCTTCCGACCTTTTGGGAGAAGATGAATTCCAGTGAAAGTTTGTTGGATCAAAACGCGTCTCAACACTGCATGCGATTTATCATAG